TATACCTTTTTTGAATCCCGTTTCCATCTCTGCTCCAGCTTTAGCAGCATTAGTCACCAACTCATCCAACCTTTGATTAGATGCAGCAAGTTGAACATTTAAAGCCTTGAAAGCAGCAGGAGACTGCGTGCCATCCATGCTCATTAACTCTTGTTTTAACTTCGCAATTTCATTACGGAGCCTTACAACTTCTTCCCAGTCACTACCTACCTTAAAATATAATTTTGCCATATCTATTTCTTTTTCCTACGATTAGCCAATTCCTTACCACTGATTTTATTCACTTTTTGACCACCATATACAGCGTGTAATTTATCCCGTTGCATCATCAACAGATTCCTATAAGGGATAACCTCAAACACTTCTGTATAACTCAGATGAAGCGTGTCAATCAAATAGGCTATCTGCCCGAAGAACGTTGTGTTTCCTACTGTTTCGGTCTTGCTGCCAGCATCGACACGTTCCTCATCGAGCTGACACACTGAAAAGCCGATATATCCATCATGGAGAAACACACCTCCAAAGCATTCCTAACTTCTTCAAAAGTCCCGTTCTCCAATTCTTTGACCAAACTATCATTCCCGCAGATGAAGCATGAAATACCTTTCAGCATATCTTCAGTAGCTTCAGGAAGCTCTTTAATAGCCTCCATGATATTATCTCCTCGCAGGGCGATATTGGAAAAATGATGAATGGCACGACAGATAATTTTAATTGTAGGAGGTTTGATGGTATAAACGATTCCACCTATCCCTACATTCATGAAATCCAGCCCTAACAAAGCATCAGAAACCGTTTTTGCTGCTTGATTATTCATAACATTAAATTAAAAAGGCGGTGAGCAACCACCCACCGCCATCTGAAAACAATCCTTTTACTGAAAAATTATCAACCTTCCGGCACTACAACTTCCGATTCGTCAAACCACTTTTCGGAAGCCAATCCATCTACACCTGTGGAAAGGGGAACGGCCGAAACAGCCAATCCGACAGCCTTATCGGTATTAGAGCCACGGGCATTGATAGCCGCTTTCGGAAACACAACATAAACTCCGTCTTTGGTTTTACCAATCACACATTTATGAATAGGCTTATACTTGCCTCTTTCCCAATTCTTTTCTGTGGCTTTACCACCTTGTAAATCAGCCTTTGTAGCATAATCATACTCACCAATGGTGAAGTTGATTTTCACCTCACCCGGTTCAGACGTTTCCCGGTAGTACTCACCAGTCAAAGCGTTTTTGTAACGAGTTACACTTGCCTCTGCTTCTTCGTATTGATACGTGTCACCATGCACATTCTTGACCCGCTTCGTTGCTGCGTTTTTCAAGATGGTGGCTACTTCTGCGCCTGTTAATCCGGCAGCTGGAGTAGTAACCGTTTTAATCGGTTCTGCATAATACAGTTCGTCAATTTCTACTGCTGTAATCATATCATTTTACATTTAATACATTAAACAAAATTCTCACATTCACGTAATGGCATTTCAAAGCTGTATCCGCTTCCGTGCCAATTGATTCGATAGAATAACGATAGGTTATACCGTCATAGGTGCTTACTACATCATCAAGCAGCTTGTTGGCTTGTCTTTCGAGTTCTGCCAATCTTATACGGTTAGAATAACCCTGAATGCGCGGTACGAATATATTCACCTCATTAAAGCTATTCTTCCAGTATTTACTTGGTATTTGCTTTTTCACGTGGATGATTATCATTTCTCTTTCCAATCCCTTTCCAGGGTCTATATGTGGAAAATCTTCACTTTTACCGTCATCACCTTCAAAGACAACGTATATCTCGTTTATACCAAGAGCTTTGCAATCCCGATGGAGTATATTCCCTATGGTTTGCGGTGTTATCATTATTCAAATTCCTCCTTTAATCGTTTATAAGCAAATAAAGCACCTCCACTCCTAACCATAAATCCATGACCTTCAACCTTAGATGCGTACTGATAACCATTAGGAGCGGTAGCATCATTATAGAGTTCCAAGCCTTCTTTTGATGCAGTATGTTTATTCGATTTACGCAGAGTACCACTTCTATCGGTATAGCTTCCATGTTCTTTATCGTATTCATCAGCTTCATAACCAACTTTATCTACAACTTTAAGAAATTCGGTTTCACCTTCCTCCATGAATGGCTCTAAATCTGAAAAATCAAAATCAACTTTTAAATCCATAATTCCGAGTAGTTAAAGTAGTTCGTGCTTTTCACCGTATAAACCTCGCCTTGACCTCTTACGCCATCACCATCCATGCAACGTACTTCATCGCCTGCCTTGACAGTGATTTTCTTCTCACACACCACATGGTAATTAGGACGATACACAGAGCCATTCTCGGATGAAAACTCCTTGGTCGTGTTGTCATCACAACGGCACTTACATACCTCCTGCCAGTATTCACCACCGGTACCGGGAATAGGTCTTCCGAACTCATCCTTATCCATCGGGGTGATAACCTTAACTTGCAATATGTGGGGAGCGAATATCATAAGAAAGTCACTTTAGGTTTGTTACTCAGTTCGTCTTTCAAACCGTACTGTTTGCACAGCCATGAGTACAATTTCATTAGGCTATCAACATAATTAGACCAAGACACAGAAAATCCGCTTTCGCTGACCGAAGATGGATTTTGTATCATCCACGGAATTTGCTTTACACAAGCGACCTCTAATCTTGCCCGATTTTCCTCGGCAAAAGGTTCTTCACCATCCAATCCCGTTCTTGAAAGTATATTTTCAACTACAAGATTAGACGGGGTGTTCTTATCAAATACGCTTAATACAAACTCCTTGTTACTCATGGCTGATATCATTCAATATGGTGTAATCAGTTTACTATATGCGGTATAGCTATAATGCGTACAATGTTTAGATTTATAGATGTATCTGAACGGACATTTGGGAACATTAATTCGTACCCCTTGAATAGCCATTCCCTCTTTTATCGAACACATCATAGCCGGGTTATTTGCAACCAAAAACATGGGATGCGTCATGGTCAGTACAACACAATCAGCCGGAGCCGTTTCCAAAGTGATACACTGAATGTCTGGCAAACCAACATCAACAGATGGATTCACATACTCACACTTGGGAGATTCCACACTTGATGCCTGCACGTCCAACGAGACCAAAGACATCATTAAAAAGCCACACATGGCAAAAATAAAATTCTTCATTTCTTTTCTGATTTATAAAATTAGACAATGGAAGGGTAGAAGCACTACCCTATCCTTTTACTCGATACCTAATGCTTCTTTCAGTTTGGCTGTTGATTCTTCATCCAGTTCTGTAACCTTAGCCAAAAGAGTTTCCTCCTTCATGTTTCCGGTTGCCTGCACGCCAATGGACTTCAAAGCATCAATCAAAAACTTCTTCTCGAACTCCTTTTCAAAGAGGGAGATTTTCACCTCCTTCTTCTCTTCAGGTGCTTTCACTTCGGGAGTTTTTACCTCAACCCGTTCAGCAAGTCTGCGGCTTTCCATATCCAGCACACGGGCTTCCTCACCGACTTCAACCACTTCACCGGGAGTATAATACTTTCCGGTGAACTTGTCGCGGAAAACTGATATAACCTTTACTTTCATATCCTACCTCCTTATGCTGAGGATGGATGCAATTTCGCTCAAATCGAAATTGGTAATCAAATCTGGATTGGAAATCTGCGGAATCCACTCTGCCGTATATTCCATGTAGCGACCATTTTTGTCACGGTAGTTGGAGATAAGCATCTGTCCCTCTGACGGGATATAAGTACGTCCTTGTACCGGGTCTGTCGCTTCATACGGGGTATGATGGCGCATATAACCAATGTTGTCAGAAGGCAACAGAGCAATACGGTTATCCGCGTAAATCTGCACATTCTTTCCCGTCTGGTCTTTCACGTAGTCCTCCTTGATTTCGATGCGAGGCAGACCGATGCCGGTGAACACTTCGGAAGCCAAAGAAGAGGAAACCAATCCCGTACTCAACTTCATTTCGTTGCTGCCGAGAATCATCTTGTACTGCTCACCAAATTCAGATGAACCAAGAATAAGCTTGTTAAAAGATGCACGAGTCATAACCATCTTGGCATAAACGCCATAGTCCGGTGCCAAGGAATGAAGTTTCTCTCTCAAATAAGAGATAAACATATTCTTTCCGTCCACAACCACATCTCCACTTTTCGGCTTGATAAAATTGAACGGAAGGGTAATCTCCAGCAGTTTATTATTGGTCTGACCGGAAGTGATTGCAGCGTCTTTGTTGTAAACGGTGGCTTCACCAAGCATCAACAGCGCACCGACAATAATATCCATACGCTTGTGGGCAGCAAGGGTAATCTGACGGTAGTCGTCTGCCAGGAAGTTTACAATCTCTTCCATTGCAGCCTTTTGGTCGGCTGGCTTAGCTGCATTGAACTTGTCAATCAAATCCTGTAATTCGGAAAGACGGTCAATAGACATCTGATAAGCATCACCCAAATAGGCAATCTCACCATATCCGGAACCGATGTTCCGACGTTCACGGATGGGTTTCTCTCCAAAACGTGAATTGATAGAGCCGGCCATAACTCCGGTTACAGAACCGATATAATCCTTGAACACACGAGTAGTTACTCTGCGGAAAGTAAGATACTGCTGCCAATAGATTGTGTCCTTGCGTGTCTGGTTCACACGTCTGATGATAGCGGAAACAATGTTCGCATCATCGAATAATGTTTGAATCGTTAAAAACATATCCTACCTCCTTACTCGTTAAATTCAAACCATCCCTTCATGTTGGCTTTATCGTTCTCAGAGAACGGCATAACCAATTTTGAGGATTCAATTTCTGCGGCTGTACGAAGCAATGAAACCAATGTGATTCCGTCCTCAACCTTTGTACGGTTAAACAGAGCCGAATTAGCCACATACTTTTGCTTTAAACCATCAACTGCAACCGCATTGAATAATACAGCATCTTTGGCGATATTCTCACCAAAAGCAGCCTTGATTGTCAAGACATCATAATTTGCATTTGTCTTGTCGATAGCCGTTACTTCTGCACCTTTCTTACCGTTTCCGAGAAACATGCCAACGTATGCAAGGGAGTTCTTGGCTACTTTGATAGACAAAGCCTCTCCACCAGTGGTATAGGCTTCCGCAACTCTCACATTGATTACCGCATAAGCGAACTTGTTTTTCAAGTCTGCATAAATCGGTGTAAATCCGGGAAGAAAACTTCCCACTACCAGGTTCTGCGTATCAAGTTTGAACGGACCACGTCTACGAATACCGGTCTGGACATCGTAGCGTTCCTCTTGCTCAACGGGCGGAACCAAGTCATACTTAAATCCTGCTGACATAATTAATTCTTGTTTTGTTCAACAATAGTTTTCGTTCCCTCATCAATCATCTTGGCGATAGATTCAGATTCTTTCTCAATCTTCGCTTCCGCTGATTCGGGAGGGGTTACGCCTTTGAAGCCGTCATTTGCGAACTCCTGCTTCAAGTCCTTGAAGTATGCGTCCAAGTCCTCATCGTCCTTAATGGCGCATCGTTTGGCGTAGTTTTCGGGAATACCATACTCCTTTGCCTTTGCCATAATCTGCTCCTGCCGGGTAGCTTGTAACTTCTCTGTCTCGAATTGAGCGAGCTTATCAGAAAGAGGTTTAACGGCTGCACTCACTGCGTTAGCAATAATAGCCGCCATGTCGTCCGTCTTATCTTCCAGCTTCAGATTAGGGTTAGGATTGGGATTAGGATTCTCAATTGACTTACCGTCTTTAAGGTTATGTTTCTTTTCGTAGTTGGAAACTGCGGTCTTGGAAGCATCCCCGGCACGGAAATCACCATAGGAGTTAAGCACGTCCGAAAAACTGATACCCTCAACAATGGAGTTTACCTTTGTCTCGTCCGTTACACCCTCTGCCTTCTTAGTGGCAATTCGGGTTAAGATAGCAGTGTCCACCCCAGTAAACTTCTGTTGCAGCCCTGCCAAGATTTGTTCTAAGATTGTCATACCGTATGAATTTGATTTATAAATTTCTACGGTAAATTTCGGCATTAATAAGCTATGTGAAAAATTATCAGATAGGTGATACACGACAATGAAACGATTGTCGTAAAATGGTATAAAAAAGGCGTGAAACCGAATGGAATCACGCCTAAATAAAGTATTGTAACTTATGCCGGTACAGCCATTAATTCACGCCCTACTGAACGTATTGTTTCTATAATATCTTCAAAACGTTTCTTAGACGGCTTCTTTGTTCCACTTACATATTGAGCAAACAAACTCTGAGAAATACCTAAACGTCGTGCTATGGCAGCAGCATTCAATTCAGGATGAGCTATAAATAAATCATAAAGAGGATTGGATT